CATTTCCTGGTTCAACGCTAGGTCTATAGCTGAAATCTGGACCTCACTTGGTGTTATTACAAAAACTGATGATTGGGAACCACGACTCGGTGTTGAGTTGGATTTCCTATCACATACTACAGCTGTTGTACATGAAATGTTTGTTCCGGTTCCGGAATATCAGAAAGTAATGTGCTCAATGGCCTATCATAACCCTAGCCCACTTAACCCAAAGTGGTCTTTATTACGTTGTAATGCTCTGCGTATAGAAAGTTTTTACAATTTAGAATGCCGTCAACTTCTGCGTGATTATCGAAACTGGCTCCTGTCTCATCCTGAGATAGGTTCTCTTGTTCGTTGTCCTCGGGGAACTTTTGGTGATGCTAAGGATATTTTCGATTTCTCCGAAATTGAATCTGTTTACAAATCAGATGCAGAGATAGAACAATTGTATCTTGCAACTGAAGCGTGTGTTGCCGAAGGCTCTCTTTTAAACTTGAATATTGTTCCTGATAAGGTGAATATTCATGTTGATTTTGATCAAGCGGAGAATGATGAGATATATGATGAATATTATCAGGACGTGGATAATCTAGCTAATCCTGATAAAAATTTGGAGATGTCAAAACCAGAATCTGCTATCAAAATTGTAAAGAAGGCTAAGAAAGCTGTTAAGAAAGTCAAGAAAGTCGAACGTAATGTTAAACGGCTTGAGAAAGCAAAGCAGTCCAAAGGGTTGAAAACAGCCACTAAAGGAAATGGTTTGCTCGGTTATCGAAATAGCGGAAAACACAAATACGGGCAGATGACAAATGCCTATATTAACACAATAGTGGATCCGAGCCAGTTTGCCCCAGTGGCAATTGGTTTTGGTTCTCTAACTCCTGGAACACTCAGAACCTTGTATTGGAGAAATTCCTTTAATATAACGGCTTCTGGGCTCAATGCGATTTATGATTTGGATTTGGTTCTAAATCCTTGGTCATGCTTGAGAAATTCATCCACTTTCACGGGTGCAGCCTCAACTAATCCTACAAATGCTTTAGATTATTGGTTCACTCAACTTTGTGGAACAGGTTCAGGAACAAGGAATGCAACCTCTGGTTTCTCTTTAATTGTTCCTTCTAATTATACTCAAATCGTGGCAGACACAACTGAATATAGAGTAGTTTCTGCCATGATTAAGGTGAAAGTTGAATATCCCGAGACCTCTACTGGTCCTCGTATGTTTGCGGGTCGAATTGTTGGTTGTTCAAATAACAGTATCGATGCATTTTATGCTAACAATTTTTTCCAACTACCAGCTTCAAACACTGGTTTTTCAAAGGGTGGTGTTGCCATGTGTCAAATCAATTATGTCCCCGTGGACGTAGCAGATTTTGCATACGTCAATACCTCCGCCAATAGTTCCAATTATACTGGTAAAATAAATCCTATTTTTATTGCTATAAATGGATTGATAGACACTTGTTCTGTCACTATTGAAGTCGTTCAACACATTGAGACTCAAAGTGGCGTTCTGTCAGTTACACAAGAAACTAGTGGAATGCAACCTAAAAAACAAGGGGCTTTGAGTCAAGAGTGGGCTACTCCTGAGCAAATGTGGCCTGAGATCTCGCCTATTATCGAGAAGAAAGCTGATAAGGTAATGTTTAATGTCAATGATATGTTGATGTCTGGTGCTAAATGGCTAGGAAAACATGCTTTGTCTGCTTTGTCTGGTGGCCTTTCTGACATTTTCGATTTTGAAATGGAAAGAAA